TCTCTTTCCGTGTTTGGCGAGAATCAGCCTGAACTGGCGAGAACTGACCTGATCGTCTCTGATGGGTCTCCAGTTGCATCGGAGTTTCCTCGACTGGTTACGCCCGGTGTTGGGGGGCGAGGATATGGGCCTGCTGTGGCGGCTTGGGCGCAACGTCATCTCAACATTGAGTTGATGCCGTGGCAGGTGACCGCACTTTCGGGGCAACTTGTCCATGATGACAATGGTGATTTGGTGTTTCGTGAGTCGTTGGTGTCTACTGCTCGTCAGCAGGGTAAGTCGGTTGCGTTGCGGGCGCTTATTGGCTGGTGGATTACTGAGTATGCGGTGTTGTATCGGAAGTCCCCGCAGAATGTGCTTAGCACTGCGAACATGCTTGACCGCGCCGAGGCTATCTATCTAGAACTTGCCTACATTCTTAAAGAATCGTTTGGGGCAAAACTGATTCAGCAGATTGGGCGTAAGTCTGTGCAGATGCCGGACGGGTCACGCTGGGAAGTTAGAGCTGCGTCTAGCAAACTTCACGGTGGGTCTTACGATTTGATTGTGGTGGACGAGTTGTGGAACATCGCCCCTGAGATTTTGGACGATGCTCTTAAGCCGTCTCAGATTGCGCGGGCTAACCCTCTGCTTTCTATGTGGTCTACCGCCGGGGACGAGTCGAGCATTGCCATGATTAATTACCGATCTATTGCCTTGCAAGAAATTGACGAAGGCGTAACGTCGGAACGCTTCTTTGCGGAGTGGTCTATCCCTGCGGGTTGCGACCCGAGAGACCCACAATATTGGGGACTGTCTAACCCTGCGTTGGGGCGCACGATTACGGTGAAGGCGTTGCAGGCTGCGGTGAAGTCTGACAGTTTCCCGCGTTCTCATGGCAACCAGTGGTCGGCATCCCGTGGGGCGTGGCTTGATGCTGGCGTCTGGGACAAGTGCCGAACCACACAAGACTTGCCCGAAGGCGGCATCTTGGCTGTGGATTCTTCCGTGGATGAGGCCCGTTATATCGGCGTTAGATCAGTGGTGCACAACCAACAGGTATTTACCAAGATTGAGTTTGTTGTAGACACCGAACAGGAGATGTGGACACACGTTGAGCGTGTCATGACACACCCGTCAGTTCTACTGCTAGTCACTCCTACGCTGGAAATTCATGTGCCTACCGCACTAAAGCGCCGCTACCAGTTGACGGGCTACGCCGAACTAATCCGCTACACGTCACTAGTTCGCAACATGATTTTGGAAGGCAAAGTGTTGCATGACGGAAACCAAACACTCGCCGAGCATGTGAACCGCGCTACTGGTGTGCGCACCGCACAGGGTTATGTGTTGTCATCGCAAAAGTCACCGGGGCCTATTGAGGCGGCGCGTTGCATGGTGTGGGCAGTGTCCGCTGTGAGCCGACCACAAAACCGACAGAAACCCATGCTCGTTGTCATGTAGTACGGTTACTATTTAGGCAGGCTTGTCGTCAGTTGTCGGGATTGACGGCGAGCCACTATTCGAGGAATCTAAATGCCACTCTTTACCCGCAAAGAAACTAAAGCACAGATAAGCCCAGTACCTGTCCAGAAGGCAGCTGCGGCGGGCACTGGATATTCTAAGAACCTCGCCGGGCCTAACATGATTGGGCAGTACTACTCTTATGTTGAGGGTGATGCCCGCAACCGTGCTATGCAGGTACCCGCCATTAGCCGCGCCCGCGATTTACACGCAAGCGTTATCTCGGCGATGCCATTAAAGATGTACCGCGAGTCTTGGAACGAAACCGAAGCGGAAATGGACTATATAGACATTGCGCCTCGCTCGTGGTTGCGTCGACCCGACCCGCAAATACCGTATGAAACCCTTATGGCGTGGACATTTGATGACCTTTTCTTTTTTGGTCGTGCGTTTTGGTACATTCTTTCCCGCACCGCAGACGGATTCCCCGCATCATTCACTCGACTGCCTGCCGGGTCAATAACCACACAAGATCAAGACGGCCCAGTGTGGTACGCACCGTCCAAAGAAGTATTTTTTCAAGGTGGACAAATTGACCCTGCAAACCTTGTGCAGTTTATTAGCCCAATTCAGGGCGCTATCTACTCATCCGAGCAGGCCATAGCCACGGCGCTTAAAATTGAGGACGCACGGTACAGATCAGCCAACACCGCCATACCGTCAGGCGTACTGCGCCAAACTGGTGGAGAACCGCTATCGGCACAAGAATTAGCAGACCTTGCAGCAGCGTTTAACAATGCACGTTTAACTAACCAAACTGCAGCCTTAAACGAGTTCTTAACCTATGAAGCCACCACGGCAACGCCCGACAAGATGATGCTTATTGAGTCAGCCCAGTTTTCAGCCTTGCAAATGGCGCAGATTTGCAACATCCCGCCGTATCTGTTGGGCGTTCCCACCGGGTCTTACGCCTACACCAATAGCCGAGAGTCCCGTGTAGATCTATGGCTCTATGGCACTAAGACCTACGCCGAGTGCATCGCCTCTACCCTTTCGGGCAACGCCGTTCTTCCCGTAGGTACTTACGTGGAGTTTGATTTTGAGGAATACTTAGGGGAAGTCGAAGAAGCCAATACAAACCGCAACGTAGATGTTGAGGAAGTTGAAACAGGAGAAAACCGAGCATGATTAAGTTAAACGCACAAGCGGTCACCATTGACGCCGCAGCAGGCGAAACACAGACCCGCACGATCACAGGCGTAGCCGTACCTTACGGTGAGACCGCCACAGTGTCAGACGGTACGCAAGTACGTTTTGAGCAGGGCGCGCTACCAGTCGAGGGCAAAGCCCCCAAACTGTTTATGTACCACGACTCGTCTATGCCAGTGGGCCTAGTGACCGAGCGTGTAGATACCGAGGAAGGCATGATGTTTTCGGCGCGTATTTCGGCAACCGCCGCAGGCGATGAGGCTTTAACGCTGGCGCTAGACGGGGTTTTGGATTCCGTTAGTGTTGGCGTGAACCCCACAAAGTTTTCTTATGACGATGAGGGCACGATGATCGTGACTGAGGCTGAGTGGCTGGAATTAAGCCTTGTGCCAATTCCCGCTTTTGCAGGTGCAATCATCGAAAAAGTGTTAGCATCAGCACAAGAACCCGACACAGAACCCACATCAACCGAAGTCGAGGAGACAGAAACCGTGGACGCAGTACAGCCCGAAGCAGTCGTAGAGGCCGCAACACCAACCGCACCAATTCCCGCACAGCCAAAGCGCAAGTTCGCACTTCCCACACCGGGCGAGTACATGGCTGCAATGCACATCGGTGGCACAACTTTCGCAAACGTCAACGCTGCAGTGCGTGACTTCGTTGCGTCTAACCAGTCAGCACTCCAAGCAGCTGCAGGTGACGTCCTTACCACTGACACCCCCGGTCTTTTGCCAGTGCCAGTACTTGGGCCAGTGTTTGAGGATTTGAACTACATTCGTCCAGTAGTCGCCGCTGTTGGCGCTCGCGCTATGCCAGACGGTGGACAGTCCAAAACATGGATTCGCCCAACTTGGACAACCCACACAAGCGTGGCTGCACAAGGCGGCGAACTTGTAGCAGTGTCTGCAACAACACCAACGATTGCCTCAAATGTAATCCAGAAGACCACCCTCAGTGGGCAGGTGACCTTGTCCGTACAAGATGTGGATTTTTCGTCACCTGCAGCGTTAGAAATTATCTTGCGTGACCTTGCAGGCCAGTACATGCTTGCCTCTGACAACATCGCAGCCGATGCGATTGTTGCAGGCGGCGACCCAGTCGCAGCAGGCACATGGACAGTTACCGCTAACGACCCATCAACGTTAATTTCTTCGGTCTACGCAGCAGCGTTTGAAATTTTAGTAGCCACTAACTTCTTGCCTGATCACATGTTTGTTAGCCCTGACGTATGGCGCAAACTTGGCGCACAGTTAGACGGCGACGATCGTCCCGTGTTCCCATACACCGCAGCGTCTGGCCTTATGGGCGTTAACGCTATGGGTTCTGCAAACATCACCGTTGCAAACACGTTTAACCCATTTGGCTTAAACCTTGTCGCAGACCGCAACTTCGCAAACAACACTTTGATTGTGGCACGAGGCGCAGCGATTGAGTTCTACGAGCAAGTACGCGGCATTATGAGCGTGGAAGTCCCAAGCACATTGGGTCGTCAATTCTCCTACTACGGATACGTTTCAACCTTTATCGCAGACCGCGACATGGTGCAAGGCATCGCAATCGCCTAGTCGAAAGGCGGTACCGTCATGGCGGTATTTAACATTACCTCGCGTATGCGTTTGGACGATTATGCAGTCGTCCAGACGCTTACGAACACCGACATAACGCCCGGTCAAAGCATTACTATTGCTGGCCTTGGTGACGGTTTTGACGGCACTTTTTTAGTGTTGGCGTGCCCACAGTACGAGTACGTTGGTACCGAAACTGACGGCACTCTCATGTTTGATGAGACGGTGCCACGGCCTAACCAGTTGTTGTTTGTTGATGTTGGCGACAACTTTGAGTATGAAGCCGAAGTGCTTGGAACTGTTACATGGACATTGACCTGCACATGGATTACGAACACCCAGATAAGTAACTATTTGGACATCCCGTTGACCTCGACTAACGCCGCTGCATTGCTTGTGCAGTGCGCCGCAGCTGCTAACGCGTTTGCTTATCGCAGGCGCTATGAGGCTGGCTATTTGCAGGACTCGCTCACTACTTCCCCCGGTGGCGACGTCACGCTAGGCACAATCATGATCGGGGCGGCGTACTTCCGTCAGCAAGGCTCATACACCGCGCTGGCATCGTTTGACGGTATGGGCACACCACCCGCCAACGGCATCACCCCTATGGTGTTGCAGCTGCTCGGCATTAACCGCCCGCAGGTTGCCTAATGCCTTTGCCATACAACGACCTCTTTAACGAGGCCATAGACGACCTCTCAGCCACGCTCAAAACCATCACAGGCTTACCAGTAGCCATAGACCCCCGCCAGATAACCACCTCATGTGTATTTATTGACGCACCTAGTTTCGATGCGTGGAACTACAACATCGTGACGCTCGACTTCCCCGTAAAAGTCATCGGCTCAGGCCCGGGCAACCTTGACGCCCTGCGGGACATTTTGCAAATCACGTCAAAGGTGCTCGCTAAGAATGTGGCAGTTAAGTCAGGCCGTCCTACGGTGGTGTCTATTGGCGGTGCGGATTATCCGGCCTACGATTTACTTATCTCGATGCAAGCCGAAACAGCGTAAGGAACCCATGTACAAGATTGTTAGCCCCCGTGTAGGAACCCCCGGTGATGAGTTTGTGCCCGTTGCAGGCGTCAACCTTGACGCTCTTATTGCTGGTGGCTTTATTATCGAAGTCGGAAAACCTAAAACAGCAAAACCCAAAGGTGATAACATCACCACAGACAAGGAGACAGAATAATGTCCAGTAGCACATACCTCTCAAACCCCGTAGTAACTGTGAACTCAGTAGACCTGAGCAACCAGTGCACAAGCGCCACCGTTACTCACCGTTTTGATCAATTAGAGTCCACCGCTTTTGGTCAAACAGATCGCACCTATGTAAAGGGTTTAGGCAACCATGAAGTGACTTTGTCGCTCTATATGTCCTATGCCGCTTCGGAGACTTACGCTACTCTTGCGTCATTGGTCGGCACCACAACCACATTGCGTGTACAGCCTGCAGCGCCCCCCGACTCCGCTACAAACCCGGGTTTTGTTCTTACTGGCGCGTTTCTTGCCGAACTTCCAGTTATTAACGCCACTATGGGCGAACTTTCTACCGTGGACGTCACTTTTACTGGTGGCGTGTACTCCGTAGACGTAACACCGTAACCCGGTCAGACTCTGACCCCGACTAAGGAGACAACATGAAACTTACACTCGCTGTAGACCTCGGAGAAGGCCCCGTACAGGTCGCTACTAACCTGTATGTGATTGTGCAGTACGAACGCAAGTACAAGCGCAAAGCATCCGAAATGGCTTCGTCTATCGGCTACGAGGATTTGTTGTTTCTTGCCTACGAGTCGTGCAAGGTTCACGGCATCACAGTGCCCGTAGTCTTTGACGACTTCATCAAACGCGCCGTGTCCATTGAGGTAGTTAGTCAGGACGATGACGCAAACCCTACCCAAGGGCCACATACCGATACGCATTAGCAGCTCTGCTACTTCGCACAGGCTATTGGCCCAATGGGATAGACTTCGACATCAAAGACCTACACACGGTTGATGCGATAGTCAAGGAACAGCAGAAAAATGCCCGTTAGCAATTCCCTAGAAGTGGTAGGCGTTAAAGAGGCACTGCGTGAGTTAAACGACATTGACAAGAAACTGCGCCGCCAAATTACTAAGGATTATCAGCAGATTGTGAAGCCAGTGGTGGACGCTGGCAAACAGTTAGTTCCTACTCGTGCCCCGTTGTCTGGTATGGATAGATCGTGGACACCTGCGGGTTCGAGTCAGTCCGTGTTGCCTTTTGGTAATAACAGCGCACCTAGAGAGCCACGAGGCCCCGGCTACAACTGGCAACAGTCTCGCTCTGGTCGCCGTAGGTACGTTAATTGGACGAACTGGCAGAACGGCATTCGAGGTTATATTTCAGGCAAGAAACCACGCACGTTTAACGGCTACACAAAAAACCTAGCCACGTTTGGGATTCGCTGGCTCGGGTCGGCCTCTGTTCTTTTTGACACTTCAGGCAAGGCATCCACACCGCAAGGTCAGCAGATGATTGCCGCCCTCAATTCTAAGTTTGGGCAACCGTCCCGTGTTATGTGGCGCGCTTATCAGCAAGAAGGCCCAGAGTTACAAGGCGAGATGCGCGACCTTGTGAATAAAATTATGGAGTCTGTGGACAGGAAAACGAGGGTTTAATGGCTATTAACATCCCAATTATTACCGAGTTTAACGGTAAGGGTATTGACCGGGCTCGTAAGGAGTTTGAGCAGTTAGAGGGCGCTGGCGCTAAGGCTGGTTTTGTACTCAAAAAAGCTATGTTGCCTGCAACGGCGGCTATTGGTGCGCTTGGTGCTGCGATGTTTGACGCTACTAAAGGCGCTATCGCTGATGAAGCGGCACAGGCAGAACTTGCTCGATCACTACGCCAAACAACAGGCGCAACCGATGCCCTTATTGCCTCGAACGAGGAATGGATTACCACACAGGGCCAGTTGCTTGGCATCACCGATGATGAACTACGACCCGTGTTGTCTAAGTTGGCTCGCGCTACTGGCGATGTAACCCGAGCACAAAAACTCGCTACGCAGGCTATGGACATAGCCGCAGCCACAGGCAAGCCACTTAGCGCCGTCACAGACGCTCTCACACGGGCGCTGGGGGGCAACATGACCGCTCTAGGCCGTCTAGCACCAGAGTTCCGTGAAATGGTCAAAGAAGGCGCATCTTTTGATGACATCATGGCAGAAATTGCCAACACGATGGGCGGTGCAGCTACTACGGCTGCGAACACGACCGAGGGGCAGTTTAAGCGTCTTGGCG